AAGGATCTGATAAAAGACCTCGCTCGTATCATGTGTACCTATGAAGAGATAGGTGAGATAATAGGCATAACAGCCGAAGGTGTAAAAAAGAGATACAAAAAATTAATAGATGCCGGCAGGGCAGAGGGCAAGAAAAGTTTAAGAAGGGCACAGATGGAACGTGCTTTAGCCGGAGACGTCAGGATGCAAATTTGGTTAGGTAGAAACTACTTGGATCAGAAAGATGACCCTAATTCAACAGATCATTCACAACCACTACCATGGCAGGAGGATGAATAATGAAATTGTCGACTCCGCAAAAAACAGTGGCCAATGATCCAGCAAGATTCGTTGTGTTATGCACAGGTAGAAGATTTGGAAAAACAACATTGGGCATAAGACAATTATTTTACAATGCTAGGAATCCTGATCAAAACGTTTGGGCGGTACTTCCAAGTTACAGACAGGCTCGCAATGTTTGGTGGGACGCAGTCAAGAACAAAGCAATTGAATTGAACTGGGCCAAAAAGATCAATGAAGCGGATCTTTCAATAATACTCAAGAACGGTAGCAAGATATCATTGAAGGGTGCTGACAACAGAGAGGCCCTTCGTGGTGCCAAACTGAATTACATTTTTCTTGATGAAGTGGCCAACATTGAAAAAGAAGCATACACAGAAGTTTTAAGGCCAACACTGTCAGACACAGGTGGAAGGGCCATGTTTGCCGGTACTCCCAAAGGCATATCAAACTGGTTGTATGACATATATCAACAAGGACAAGACTCCACAGAACCAAATTGGAGTTCATATCAATTTACAACAGTACAGGGTGGCTTTGTTGCAGAAGAAGAGATACAACAAGCAAAACAAGAACTTGATCATAAAGTTTTCTCACAAGAATACGAAGGCACATTTCAAAATTATGAAGGCAGGATATATTATGGATTTGAGAGACAACACAATGTGAAGGATTTTACATTTGAAACAAGACAAAACATAATACACGTTGGTATTGATTTCAACGTTCACCCCCTTACAGCGATCTGTTTCGTTGTCAAGGACAACAAAATTTTCGTAATCGATGAGATAGAGATGTATGGATCAAACACAGAAGAACTTACAAATGAAATACATGGCAGGTTCCCAGGCACAAAAATTATTGCATATCCAGATCCATCAGGTAGGGCAAGGAAAACAAATTCGGCAAAAACTGATTTCCATCACTTATCCAATGCTGGCTTCATAGTCAAGGCACCATCAAGACACATTCCTGTGAGGGATAGGATCAATGCTGTAAATAGTAAGTTTTGTTCTGGAACAGGAGAGAGAGGCATTATGATACATCCAAAATGTAAAAGTTTAATCACAGCAATGGAGAGACACATATACAAAGAAGGCACGTCACAACCAGAGAAGAATGGCGCTAGAGATTATTCACACATCTCAGACGCATTAGGTTATGCTGTATCATTTTTATTTCCTATCACAAGGAACTACAAACAACCAGAAGCAAATAATTTATGGAAGGTTAGAATATAATGTCAACAGGATTAAGCGAATTCTCGGTCAACCAAGACCCTAAGAAAACAAGTGAACACTACACTGCATTAGGAGTACATGCCGAGTACCTAACACACATCAAGCGTTGGGAGTTCCTACGTTCATCATATCTTGGAGGATACGAATACAAGATGGGTGAGTACCTTACAAAATATTTGTATGAATCCGATTCAGAATATTACAGAAGATTGAGCACAACACCTTATGACAACCATGTTAAGTCAATAGTACACATACAAAATTCATTCTTATACAGGCAACCTATCAAAAGAGATTTTGGCAATCTTAAAAATTTACCTGAACTTGCACAGTTTATGAAAGACGCTGACCTTGAGGGCAGAAGTTTCGATGCGTTCATGAGAGATGTCAGCACATGGAGTAGCGTGTATGGACATGCGGTCATATTGTTAGACAAACCAAAATCAAATGTTAGAACACGTGCAGACGAATTGAATCAAAACATTAGAAATTATGTTTCACTATACACTCCTGAAAATGTTTTGGATTGGGAGTACACGAGACAACCTTCTGGATATTATGATCTAACATATTTGAAATTGCTTGAAGTAGAACAAAAAGCATATGGGATGAAAGAGAGATATTACATCAGAGAATTCACAAAAGACACAGTAACACTAACAGAATACAAACAAGGCAAGTCCAAAGACGAATTGATCGAAGAGATGCCAAATGAATTGGGCATCATCCCTGCAGTTTGGGTATACGACCAAAGAAGTCCAATAAGAGGAATTGGAGTCAGTGGTGTTGCCGATTGTGCGGACATGGCCAATTCAATATTCAATGAACTTTCGGAGATAGAACAAACAATTAGGTTATCAACATCACCAAGTCTTGTCAAGACGCCAGAAGTTGATGCCGCGGCGGGACCAGGTGCTATCATAACAGTGCCAAATGAAACAGATCCAAACTTACGTCCTTACTTGCTTCAGCCTAGCGGACAAAGTGTTGATTCAATATTGAAATCAATAGAAGAGAAGGTTGTATCAATTGACAGGATGGCATGTATGTCAGGACTAAGGACCGCACAGACAAGACAACAATCCGGCCTACAATTGATAACAGAATACAGCATGTTGGACGCAAAACTGACCGAACGTGCTAAAAATTTACAGTTGGCAGAAGAACAACTGTTTAGACTTTTCGCCAAGTTCAGTGGACTAGAATTTGATGGAGAGATAACTTATCCAGTTGCTTTCCATATCAGAGACAGGAACCTTGACATGGACATCTTAGAGAAAGCATCCAGAACAGTGAGAGACATAGTAAACGCCTCGCCGGATGTTAAAGAACTGATAGACAGGAAAATAAAAGAGATCATTGTCAAAGATCCTTTTGAACTTGAACAAATGGATCCAAACAAGATCAAAAAACCATTGAACACAGACATGCAACACCCACCAATGCAAAACGCCCAAGACATGATCCAGCACATGAGAGACATGGTCAAGGAAGGTTACACCAACGAACAAATTTTAGAACTACACCCAGAGATAAAAAACTACTTCGGAGATGACAATGGTGAAGACACGGAAAGTTCCTAAGGACAAAGCAACAGGCCTACCAAAAAAATACCTAAGTGGTGTCACAGGCGCCAAGAGGTCTGAATTAGCAAGACTAACAAAACGTATCAGCAAATTGGCCCGTGAAGGCAAAAGGATACCACAATCATTGATTGACAGGAGGGTTAGACTTGGCAAAAAGTAAACCATTAAATGCTACGGTGCGTAAGACACTGAGGGAAAAGGCCAGTAAAAGCAGATTCACACTATCCACTTTGACAAAAGTCTACAGGAGAGGACAAGGCGCTTTCCTTGGCGCAGGATCTCGACCAGGCATAGGAATGGCACAATGGGCCATGGGCAGGGTCAATAGTTTTTTAAAAGGATCACGTAAACACGATCTTGATTTGAGGAGGAAAAAATAATGAAAAAAATAAAAAATTTTCTAAACAAAATATGGAAATGGATACATGGCAAAATATCAAGGTAGAGATGTAAAACTTAACAAGGTCATGCGTGGTGACGTCAAGAAGTTTAAAGTGTTTGTGAGAGATAGAAACACAGGCAATGTCAAAAAAGTGAATTTTGGACAGAAAGGCATGAGCATAGGCCGGAACAATCCAGCAAGGCGTAGAAGTTTCAATGCAAGGATGGGTGCCATATTGGATGACGTGAGAGGACAGAAGACATTGAGTCCTGCTTATTGGTCACTACAGACTTGGAAAAAAGGATTCAAACTATGATCGGAGAAATAGATGGCAGGTGTAAAGAAAAGCAAAGGACAGCAATCATTACACAGCAAGTTCTACAAGAACGGACAGGAGTGGAAACCTGCTAAAGTCTTGGCTCCAAAAATGTTTGCAAAAGGTTACAAGTCTTATATGGCCGCACAGTCCGTACAGACCGGAGAACTTTATAAGAATAGCCATGGTCGTGTTGCTCCTTGGCATTCTATATCATTCACTCCTGTTAAACCAGATGAATTAGAGTAATGCCATACAAAGGAAAATTAGATGGACGTGCAATAGAAACTGCAACTTCGCGTGCCTTGGAAGCAGTGTTCGATGAATACAAAATGCATAATAAAAATTGTATAGAAAGGCAAAGCCAACAGGGTGCTTTCCATGCCAGGAAGGCATTACAGAAAATTAAATACCTTGTACACAAAAGAAAAATAGAACTACTTGAATTGTACACACAAGATGAGAGGAGACTTAATGCCTATCATAACAACATCAACGGCGTCAGCACTACTGACCAACCGGATACCAACCAAGAGGAGAAAACCAATGGCTAGAGGAAGCGGAAGAAGAAAACCAATGTCATCAAAAATGTCATCAAAAAAGAAAAATAAAAAAGGTGGCAGAAGAAAGTAAATTAATTGAAAATTGGATTAGAGGACAGGTTGCTAAAGTCCATAAAAAAACTGGAAAAGCAATCTGTCCGTTTGCAAAAAAAACTATACAAGATAAAACGATCCAGATCACGAAAGCAAAGGTTAATCTATTGGATCACATTATCCATTGCTGTCACATGGTGCCTATTTTTAGGCTTGACATTGTTGTGTTATACATTGATTACAAAATAAGTGAACAGAGATTGGCCTCGATCTGTAAACAGGCACACGAAAACAAACTGCACATGGCAGTGATGTATGACCACCCCAGTAATAAAGGACTACACAAAGGGGTCAGTTTCAGTTACAAAAGAAAACCTCTGGTAATGATACAACCCATAGACAAACTTAAAGATGCACAGGCACGATTACGTAGGTCAGGATGGTACGAGGCATGGGGCGTTGAGGATTTCGAACAATTCTATTAAATTATAATCATACGACTTAATTCTGTTAAATAATTGGGTAAATACAAACAACTCATTAGGAGGAAATCTATGGAAGATTCAAAACAACCAGAAGTCCAAGTTGCAGAAGCCACGGAGGCACCGGCAAACGACTCTAAACAAAAACCAACTCCGGAGGTAGAGGTATCCAAAACCTACACGGCTGAGGAATTCAACAACGCCATGGCATCCGTCCGTAAAAAGACAGAAGCAAATGTGTTGAAAAAGTTCCAAGATGTTGACGTCGATCGTTACAGAGATCTTGTTCAGAAGGAAGAAGAAATGCAACTGGAAGAACAAAAGAAACGTGGCGAATTTGAAAAGATCCTGAAGGACACTGCTGAAAAGAAAGACCAACAGATCAATCAACTTCGTTCGCAGTTAAATTCGATCCAAGTAGATGGAGCGTTGTTGAACACAGCATCCAAATACAAAGCGATTAATCCTGAACAGGTTGTTCAGTTGATTAAGAGCAAAGTTAGATTGAATCAAACTGGTGACGTGGAGGTCATTGGCGACAATGGCACACCGAGATACACTGAATCTGGAGAATTAATGAGTGTTGATGCTTATGTTAATGAATTTTTACAAAGCAATCCTCACCATGTTCAAGCAGGACCAAGCGGTACCGGTTCGACATCAAACACAAACACAAAGTCAGTGCAGGAAATAGATATCTCCAATTTGGATCTCAATGATCCTAAACAGAGAAGAATGTACAAGGACGCCATGGCCCAAAAAAGTCAACGTCCAAAATTCTTCTAATTACAAAGGAGACATAGCAAATGGCTATTAACAAAACAGGTACGCATGGTGCCATATTAACAAACATTTTACAGGAAGCAGTTTTCACTGCATCAGAGAGATCAATCGCTGGTAGCCTTGTAAAAGTGTTTGACATGACTAACACACCAGGTCTTACTGCACAAGTTCCAGTCTACCCAGAAATTTCTGCGGCGGCTTTGACTGAAGGCACAGACCTAACGGCTCAAACAAGTGTTAATCCATCATCTGTAACTATCGAAGCATCAGAAATTGGTGTTAGAGCAGACATCACGGATCTATTAAGAGAAAGTTCTGCTAGAGACGTGGCCGCAGATGTGGGTGGCATAATTGGAAGAGCAATTGGTGAGAAGGTTGACACAGACGTTTTCAGTCAGTTCGATTCTTTCACTACAAACAGATTAGGAACAGGTGGAACAGACCTTACTCCTGATTTAATCCTTCAGGCGGTTTACAAGTTAAGAGCACAAAACGCTCCAACTGACGCACAGGGTGATTACTTTGGCGTGTTCGCTCCGGCGGCAATCCAAAACGTTGCTAAAGTGTTGACTTCATCAGGTTTCACACAAGCGGCTTCAAACGTAGGTTCAGCAATGACTGACGTTGGAAACAACTTGTTAAATTCTTCAGCGTTCTTAGGAAGAATCTACAACGTGAAATTATTCATGTCAACAACAGTTTCTGTTGATTCAGCAAACGACTCGATCGGTGCTGTATTCTCACCAGAGGCACTTGGCCACGTGATCAAAAGACCAATCACTGTTAAAGAACACTATGATCCATCAGCAAGGGCGACTGAGTACATCGGTACGACTGCTAGAGGAAACGCAGTGTTGAAAGAAACATATGGTTGTAGAATCAAATCAGAGGCAGTTGTAGACTAATAACTTAGGATACAATCCTCGCTCATAATTAAAGGCCCTGTTGTTCCCCTTCAGGGCCTTTTCTTTTTAAATGTGTCGCCAGTTTTTTCTTGTTTTGATAAATGAAATGTTTGCTTGTGAAACATTATATTTTCTTGCTAGAAATAAAGTTGATTGACAACTTTTTCTAATATCTAAAACATCTTGTTTTGAAAGTTTTTGATGTCCTTGTCTAGATTTTAAGACACTGTCAATTTGATTAGTAGATCTATCGCCTAGCCAAAGATGTGTGGGATTGACACAACTAGGGTTATCACAGGTATGGCATACTTCAGTTTTTGGATATTGTAGGATTTTGCCATTCATATATTCATAAATCCATCGATGGGCATATATCAACTTTGCGTTGACTGAAAATTGTCCATATCCATTTTTAACTTTATAACCAATCCATTCCCAACAACCTGTGGTGTTATTGATCTTGACTTTGTTAATGAAACGTTGTAAAACAGTGTTCATATTACGAGTGTACAATATCTTATAAATATTGTCAAGTTAAGAAGGACTTAACACAACCATATAAGGAGGGACCTACAATGGCCAACATGTCACAAGACAGTGACTTACTTGAATACGAACCGGACATAAAAAATTTCGGAATACAATCATTCTCAG